GTATTCAGTATTATCTTTCTCAAAAACCAATTCAATAGTATAATTTTTATCAGAAACATACCTATTTAATATATCAGATTTCTTTATCTTTTTAGAGTTTTGATTGTATAAAACTTCCTCTATTATTAATGCAATAGAGCTTTTTCCATGACCATTTTTACCTACTATCTGAGTAAGTTGATTCTCTGCTAAATTAATTACGTTGTTGGCGCCATACGAAAATATATTGCTCCAAGAGATTTTTTTAAATATTATCATTCTACTGTAATTTTATCTATATTGTTATTTAACACGTGTACTATTGATTCTACAGTAGTTTCTGGTAATTGAAGTATATACAATAAGTATTCAGTTAATTCTGCTGCAAGAGTCATATTTGGCTCAAGTATTAAAGCAGTGTCTGTTTCTTTTTTTACAACTTTTTTATCTATCAAAGAACTATCTTCCATAGAGCTAAGCTCTAACATATCGCCTTCTACCTCATATATTGTATGATGATAGTCTGTTGATATCATGGGTTCACTAACATTAACTGATTTACGTATAAGTTGTGGTAGGGATAGTTTTATCCACTCGTGCGCCATAGTTTGCGTATCCAAAATAATAACGCCTGTATCAACACTATTACGATGAAAACTGGTAGTGACAGGACTTCCAGGATAAATAATATTACGCTGCGAATTCTCATAATTATGTAAGTCTCCTGCCAGTACTATATCCCACTTATCAAAAATAGCTAAGTCTATTTCTGCTTTTACGTGTGGGGGTATATCTCCACGTACATGAGTACATAAAATTTTATGTTTAAACTTAAAATTTGTAGTTTCTAACTCTTTTAATTTATTGTAGGGAACAAAATCTATTTCATTTATTGTTACGAAATCATCAATAACTGTAACTAATGAATTCATCTTTTTTGTACTTTTAATAAGATAAGTAAAAAATGTAGTGTTTCTTTTTAAAGCCTCATGATTACCAGAATATATAACGCAAGGTATTTTAACACTAGAGATTAAGTCAAAATAGATCTCAATTTCATCCATAGTAGGTATTCTATCAAAGATATCTCCTCCTAATACTAGCATATCTGCTGAGTCTTGGATATCCGTTAATTGTTCTGTCAATAAATTATATCTATTTTTTGCCCAATCTATAGGCACATTTTTTTGCCCTAATTTTATATGTAAATCAGCTGTAAATAATATTTTCATTTTATATAGTATAAAAAGCCCCTAAGCTTTCATATCACTTAGGGGCTTTTTATTAGTTAGTTAAATCGCTTACTGCTTCAGTATCGGTATCGGTTGAACTTTCTGCATCTTCAGGGCTATCATTAGTAAGACGCTCTAAGGTTGCTTTTACATCTTCTGGAGTTTGTCTTGGGTACTTAAAATCAATGCTTTCTGAATTAGCAATTAAAGTTAACTCATTTTCAGTTAGAGCTCTTTTTTTGCATCGCAGTACAGACAGTGTGTATTCCACGTTGAAAGGCAGTGGTCCTGTTTTTACCTTTTTAAATACTATATCCCAGCCTGTTGATGCATCAGTTGGATCTCCTAGATCTTCGGCGGCAGTACAAATCTGCTCAAACAATTTCTTTTTTAGATTTAAGATTTTTACTTTGCCGTCTTTTGGATCAATACAATTGCAGCTGTATGCCCAAGAACACTTTTTATCTGCAAAATATTGTGGTACAAAATCCACTTCTTTATTATTAAATTTTTCTACTTCTCTATCAAATGCAAGACATTCAACAGGAATATCTTTATCATTACTACCCTTTAGCCAGTATACATACCGGGGTAAAATACCCCCAACTATACGTACTGTATTTTCTCCATCTTTATATTCATATGCGTCATATGATTTTTTAACTGCTTTGCCTTTTGTTGCTGTAAATGCTAGTGCCATTTTAAGTGTCCTCGTATTTGAAATGTATTTCTGTTTTTGTTATGTTTAGTAACGGATTTTGTTTTATTGAATCGTAATTTATATCTGGATAAAAAGATAGTTGAAGATTTTTGTATTGGTATAATTTGTATAGGGTGTAATCTCTTCTTGCTGCAAGTTTAATGTATTGTATTTTAAATAAAATATCGGTACTTTTATCAGATAGTAAACTGTTAAAGTTTAGTAAAAAACAATGACCGAATAAGTTTACTTTTGACGGTTTGTATTTAGATTTTTTAAGTGGTAAGTTTTTATTTGCGTGATATGCTAATAACGCCATCATTTTTTGAGCATCGTTACCAGACTGTTTCTCAAGAGTTTCTAAGTCAAAAAATAAGACCATAATATGAGAAAGAATATACATTATAGCACATTAAAAATTGATTTACAAGTTCAATTTTTATAACCCCCGTATATCCCAGCCCTTTCTCATATAGAATGCTATTCTGTCTTTGTTTTGCTTTCTGTCGCTATTTCCACTAAATTGTAAATCTATAACTAATGGCTCTAACTTATTAGAATATTGTCTCATTATTCTACCAATAATTTGTTCTAATAAACTTTCATTAGCTATAGGTACAGCAAGTATTACGCAACTTAAGGCGTTGATGGAGATACCCTCGGAAAATATCTGCCTGCTTCCAGCCACGCAATTTTTTTCACCTGTTTCAATTTTATTTTTGAGCAGGTTTCTTTCTTCGTAACTTGTACCGCCAGTAATACACACACAGGTTTCACCAATTAAATCTCCTACTTGTTTTAAAAATTCTACCCTATCTGCTATAATTAATACCTTATGACCTTTTTCTAGCTGTTTTTTAGCTATATCAACTATGAGTTTTTGATAGTCAACATCGTACAATAAATTATTTATCTTCTTTACCCAAGGCTCACCAGGGGATAGTGCTATGCCTGTTTTAATAACTTGTACGCTGGGTGGCATAGTACCCTCTTCAGGAGGTTGATATACCCTGGAACCAAAAAAATCTTTAAATAGGACGTGTTTACCATCTTTTCTTTGCATAGTACCAGATAAACCTATTTTATACCTGGCGTACATTCCATCTATAAAACTTGTAAAAGTTGATGCTGGACAATGATGTGCTTCATCAACTATAACTGTGCCGAACTCCTTGGATATGGTTTTAATTATTTTAGTAAGGGTTTGAATATTTCCAACTACTATAGTGTGGTCTATATCAAAATGTCCAGATCCAATTACACCAGCATTCATGTTAAACAAAGTTTTTATTTCTTCAATCCACTGATCTCGTAACATGGTATTGTGACATACAATTAAGGTTTTTTGGCCTAATTTTTTTGCTATATGTAATGCAGTAAATGTTTTACCCCATCCAACCATTGCATTTATAAAACAGGTATCATCAACATTATCATATACCTCTTTCTGACTATTTCTTAGTTGAAATTTAGGTTCTGGAAATGGAAGCTCGTTAATTACCCTTTTATCTACTATTTCATAGTTTGCAGGAATTAAATCTAGTCTGCCTATAGGTATAGATATTATATCTTTACTAAATAGTTTATAGTTTTTTATTATATCATACTGTATAAATGTAGACTTAACACCAGGTATATTTCTTTTTATTTTATAGGTTAATATTCTGCTAAGATTTCGGGTCAGGTCATTGTCTGTATCTAAATATATTTTATTAGAAATTATTGCTTTTGGCACTAAATACTCCTCCAGCTTTCTTGGTATTTTTTATCATAAAATCCGTATAATATTAGTGATCTATTATAGTGTAATATTCCTGCATATGTAAAATTACTGTCAGGTAAAAATAAACTTTTAAATCTAGTGTGTAATCCCTCTAGCTCTACAATAATGCCTCCAGTTTTAATTGGTATTATTGTAGATATTTTATAGTATTTTAATTTAACCCTTGTACTTTTTATATAGTTAAATACTTTACCATTAGAATCTATAAACCATATATTTGGTTTAGCTATTTTTATTAAGTCTCCTAAAAAATAAATGGCTTTAGTTATACGAAATAAGTCTACGCCTTCTACCTTTAGGTTTAACCTTCTAATTCCCAGAGTTTCTCCAGGTTTATTTTTATCATCAACTATTTTTAACAGTACTTTACTATCTTGTCCCTCTTCTTCGTATTGGTTTAAATAGAATACTACATTATCTAATACTTCGGGTTTTCTTATTCCTAATTTAAATATCGGATAGTGAAGTTCCGTTAAGTTTATAGTATTTATCAAATTTTCCAAAAGAATAATCCTGTCCTATTTCTTGATCTACGTCTATCGGATACCCTTTTATAGAACAACCCCTGTCTTTTTGAGTATTTACTTTTATAATATTACAGTATTCTTCTACGTGTTCATCTTTAACTATAGCAACTATAGAGTCATGCACTAACATAAATATGTTGGCATCTATGTTTTTACTGTTAATCTCTTTTGTTGAATCCATTGCAGCTAATAGATTTATATCTGAGGCTATAGACTGTATTTCTGCATTAATGCCACTACGAATTTCGTGGGCCGCTATTCCCTTGTCTTCACTAAATACATTTATAAGTCTACGTTTACGACCAAAAAAACTATAGGTATAACCATTTGTTTCAATAAATTCTTTTCTTGATTTTAACCAAGATTTCAACCCACTAAATTTAGTAAAATAACTACTAATATCTTCTTTAGCTCTGGTTATTCCATAGTGCTCGCCTGTTTCCTTAGACACCGTATCCGAAACTTTTTTAGGTCCTGAACCATATAAAATTCCGAAAGAAATAGCTTTTGCACTTTGTCTCATATTACCATGTAGTGCTTTAACATCTTCAACAGGACAATTTAAATCAAAAACCATTTTAGCAATAGTACTGTGGAAATCTCCCCTAGATGTGAAAACTTCTTGAAGATTTCTATCTTTGGATAAGACTGCGGCATAGTACATTTCTGCAGTTTTTAAATCTTGTGATACTATCTTATATCCCTGTGGGGCAACTATACAACCTTTAATAATAGGATTATCTCTGGGTAATTGTTGTGCATTAAATTTACCTGAACTTGATAGTCTACCAGACGTAGTAAAGATAAGATTAAAATTAGTTCTAATTCTTTTGTCTTTATCAATTTCGGGTAAGATTTTACTTATATAAGTATTTTTTATTTTACTTAGTTTTCTTACTTTTAAGATTGCTTTAGGTAAGTCATGTTGTTCTGATAGCTCCTCCAATACTTCAGCATCAGTTGATATATTTCCTGTTGCAGTTTTTTTACCTGTTGGACTTAATTTAATATAATCAAATAAAAGTATCCTAAGCTGAGTTACAGAATTTGGATTAAATATAGACTTAGAATCTTGTTCAAACTGTTTTACCTCATCAAAATTATAAATATCTTGCTTTGCTTTTTCTATTAAAACGTCCAAGTAAGTTTCAGCCGCAATCATTCTATTGGAGTCAATAGGTATTCCTACTTCTTCCATATCCATTAAAAACAATGTACCAGGCACTAATAGAGTTTCGTAAACAGAGAGTAATTTAGTGTTTTTCTGTACGCTGGGCCAGAATTTATTAAACAGTGTAATAG